GGGTAAAATTTGCGCCCGAGGCTCGACAGTTTTTTGGGTGCCAAAGTTTTAGCCGATAAGTAAATTCAATGATGGAGATTAAACCAATGCAGGAAAAAGGAACCAAATCGGTGCTGGCAGAGTGGCTAAACTGCGCACCGGTGATGATTGACCAGTACAAAGCCCGAGGAATTGTGAAGCAAGATGGGCACATGTACGAGATCAAGGAAAACGTGCAGACGGTGGTGCAGTACTTTCGTGACTTGGCTGGACGCAGGAGCGTTGCTGATGATGACGCACTGAAGCAGGCGCGGATTGACGAGACTGAAACGAAGACCCGGCGCATGGAGATTGAGATTGCCGAAAAGGAAGGGGCGTTGCTGCCTGTTGGCCAGGTGCAGGAGACATTTGCGCGGACAATTCGTGAAATAGCGATTTGGATTGATGCTTTGCCTGATTCGCTTGAGAGGCAGGGCATATTGGACAAACGTGGAATTGAAAAAGCCAGAAGTGAATGCGATCAACAACGGAAAAACTTGCATGACCGACTCGACAGAATCCTACGGGAAGAAATACAAGCTCAACAACCTGAGGTCGTCACACCTGTTGATGATCCAAAGCCTAGAGTCGTTGAAGCCGCCCAAGAGGGTAAGCGTAAGCCAGGCCGCCCGAAACGGGTTCATAGTACCTGACGCATCTGGCGCGGTGAAGTACGAGGCTGAGACAACGCCTTACATGCTACAACCGATGGATGCGCTGACTGACAGGAAATATGAGGCGGTTATTTTTGTAGGTCCGCAGCGGACGGGTAAATCGTTGGCGCTGATGGACTGTTGGGTTAACTATGCGATTCAGTATGACCCGGCTGACATGATGCTGTTGTTTCCGGGGCAGGATTTGGCGCGGGATTATTCAATGCGCAGGTTGGACAGGATTTTAGATTTTAATGAGCCGTTGCGGACTCGATTAGTTTCTGGACATGGCAATAACACATACGACAAAAGATTTATTGCTGGCAACATTATTAATTTGTCATGGCCATCAATTGGACAACTCAGGCAGCGAGATATTCGTTTTGCTGGCGTTACCGAATTGGATTCGATGGAAGACGATCTGAATGGCGCTGGTGATATTTTTGGTTTGTTGCAAAAGCGGACACAGACTTACCTGTCGGCGGGAAAAACGCTAGCCGAATCAGCACCAGCAAAAGCGGTTGACTTGACGGCGCTTGAAAACTTCAAGCCATCGTCAGACCACGACTGTTTGCCAGCTAAGGGAGTGGCTTTGCTTTACGCGCAGTCAGACAAGCGGCGGCTGTATTGGTCCTGCTTGCACTGTGATGAATTGTTCCAGGCGACCATGAAGTTGTTGCAATGGGACGAAAAGGAAAGCATCAAGGAAACGGCAGACTCGGTTTATTTGCCATGTCCACACTGCGGCGGCGTGCATCACCCGAGAGACAAGTTTGAGTTGAACCGCAGGTTGCTGGATGGTAAGGGCGGATGGTTTAAAGCGGGCGAGCTTGATGGTAAACCTGTTGAATCCAAGATTGCAGGATTTTGGATGGAGGGTGTTGCCGCAGCGTTTCAGTCTTGGGATGATTTAATTTATCGTGAGTTGATGGCCAGGCAGATCTACAACGAAACTGGTGACATGGAGCAGTGGAAGCGAACGCTGTCATCGGACCAAGGCATCCAGTTTGTGCCGCCAGAGAATGACAAGAGCAATTCGCTTAGAGGAATTGAGAACAGGGCTGAGGCGTTGGAGAAACGTCAGGTGGCTGATGCGGTTCACTTCCTGATTACCACCATAGACCAGCAGAAGAACCGTTTTGTAGTGCAGGTTATGGGATACGGGCGAGAGGGTGAGGCGTGGCTTGTGGACAGGTATAACGTGTCACAGTCTCCTAATCGGGTTGGTGAGGATGGGAAGGCGCTGACGATATCTCCGTTTGAGTATCCAGAAGATTGGGATGCGCTAGAGAAAGTGATTGACCGTGTTTATCTGGCGCAATCAGGCGCGGAGATGAAGTCGGTCAAAGTGCTTTGTGACTCAGGTGGTAAAGATGACGCCACAAACAACGCCTATAGGTTTTGGAAAAAGTATGCCAAGGATGGCAAGAACGCTGGTGTGTTTTGGCTTATCAAGGGCAGGGACACGGGCGAAAGGCTTGTAAAGTCCGAGACTGTTTTAAATCAGTCTGGAGTTCCGTTGTGGCTTTTAAATGTACACCGACTGAAAGATGAAAGCATGTTTGCGTTGGGCAGGGAAGAACCTGGGCCAAGGTATGTACACTTCCCGCAATGGCTTGGAGACTGGTTCTATGAGGAGCTTAGGTCTGAGGTCAAAGACGCAAAGACTGGAAAATGGGACAAGCGGCGAAAGAAGATGAACAACGAAGCATGGGACTTGCTGAGTTACGGATGGGCTGGTTACACTATGGCTGGTGGTGAGAAGATTAACTTTGATTCGCCACCTCCATGGGCGATTCGTGCGGACAAGCGAATCATCAAGGCACCGGCGACTGCTCAATTTAATTGGGCGACGATTGGCAAGACACTAAACGGCTAGATGTGGTATAAATACATTAATGAGCTGCGAAAATTCAAGCAAACCATTAACTGCCTGTGAAATGTTAAATCAGGCGCTCGCCTCAGTGCAAGAAGCTGCGGCGGGTGGAGCTATTGCCGAAATCCGATTGCGTGACCGTTCTACACGGTTTCAGGAATCGACCATGGCTAGCCGGTTGAAGTACTTGCAAAGCTTGGTGATGAATAGAAATGTGTTTGGCCGCTGTTCCAACTATGCTTTGGCGGCTGCTGCAAGCGGTATTCCTCAGGGTCGTTCGCCTGCTGTGGCCGTGTTTGGCCAAGTGCGATATAACCAGCAGGGGTGCGGATGCGGCCCAGTAACATCAGAATGCTCGCCATCAGAATCAACAGGGTGCGATGATGGATGCTAGACAACTAGAACTTTTGCCAAAAGAGCCGAGCAAAAAGCGCGGCAGGCCAAAAGCCATTCAGCCTGGCATGAAGAAAATGGGCGCGGCGTTTACTTCTAGCGACCGTTCAAGCCGTGAATTGGCCGGATGGAAGCCTAGCTTGCAAAGTGCTGACTCTGACATGCTGCCTGAAAAGGAGATGACAGAGGCACGGGCGATTGATCTGGTGCGAAACAACGGTTATGCCGCTGGTGCCGTGCAAGGTGTCAAGGACCGTGTGGTCGGCAACAGGTTTAAGCTGGTTTTGAATCCTGAGCATCGGGCATTTAACGTAGACCGTCAGGTGATGCGCGATTGGGCGCGGATGGTTGAGGGAAGTTTTCACGCATGGGCAGATGATTCATCGTGCTCGATTGATGCGCAGCGCAAACGCACATTTACTGAAATTTTGCGAGATGCAGAAGCGACAAAGTTTATTCAGGGTGAGGCTTTTATTAGCCGCGAATTTCGATTCCAGCCGTTTAATCAAAGCCCGTATGGGACATGTTTCCTAATGATTGAACCCGAGCGAATCAGTCAGCCCAATGGTGCTGATGTCAATAAGATTCGTTCTGGCATTGAGTTTGATTCTTATGGCGCTGCAACTGCTTACCATGTAAGAACCCGTCACCCTGCTGACTATCAAAACGGATACAACGGCGTTTCTGAGTGGCAGAGAATCACCAAGTACAACCGTTTTGGTTGGTTGCAGATGATTCATGTGTTTGACCAGCAGCGTGCGAATCAGTCACGCGGGTTTAGCAAGTTTGCAGCGATTGTCCAGCGCCTGAAAATGATGGACCGCCATGAAAACGTGACGCTTGAGCTTTCGATTATCGCAAGTGCTTTGGCCGTGGTGATTGAAAGCCAGTTCGGTCAGCAATCGGCATTTGAAGCGATTGGTGCAAGCCCAATGCAGTCGCTCTTTGAGTATTCGACAGCACAAGCTGAGTTCCGCAAAGAATCGCCATTGCTGTTTGATGGCGTGCGAATTCCTGCGTTGTTGCCGGGTGAGAAGCTGAACGTGTCACGTGCAGAACCGCCGGGTGACCAGTTTGCTGCGTTCCAAGAATCCATGTTGCGCCATGTGGCAAGGGGGTTAAATGTTTCATATGAACAAGTTTCGGGCGATTATTCCAAAACCAGTTACTCAAGTGCCCGCGCTGCTCTTGCAGAGGCGTGGGGATCAGTCCTTTCTGCCCGAGAAAGCGGCCCTGTCAAAATTGCCAATCACATCTTCAGGCTCTGGCTTGACGAAGCAGTTACAAGAGGTCTGATTGAATTACCTGCTGGCGTTGATTTTTCGGCTTATCAGAACAACAAAGCATTGCTAACGCGATGCACTTGGATTGGTGCAGGCCGTATGCCGATTGACGAATTGAAGACAGCCAAGGCAAACGAGTTGATGCTGGCGACAAACCAGACCACCTTGGCTTCGATTGCTGCGGATTATGGGCAGGATTACGAAGAACTGTTGCAGCAGCGTGCGGAAGAAAAGCGCCTGGCTGAAGAACTTGGGTTGACTGACCCGTCAAGTATGCAACAAGTAAATCAACCGACTCAAAGTCAACAGCAAGTTGAAGACGAAGAACCAGACCAAGAAGATCAGGACGAGGATAATCAAGACG